GCACCGCCGCACTCAGCCGCCTTACTTCCTCCGGTGTATCTTGGCGTAGCTTCACTGCCATGGCTATATTTATAGTTTCGTGCCGGATTGCCATGCGTGGACCATCAGGGACTCGAACCCCAGACCGTCCGGTTATGAGCCGGATGCTCTAACCAACTGAGCTAATGGTCCATACCTCACACTTTGGGAGATTCCATGTGAGGTTTCGGAGGTCCATCATAAGTGTGAACCCTCCGATGTTGGATTGCTGTCGGGGAACAACAATTCCTAAGTGGGAAGTGTTGGTGTCGAACCAACTCCTATGGATTTTCAGTCCATCGCTTCTACCGAGTTAGCTTACTTCCCATATTACGGCACTGTTGCTGTGCCGTAATGGTTAGGAGAAACTTTAATGCCAAATACCTTGTGTTCACTCCGCTTAACTTATGTCCGTGTCACTTGGTATGGTCGTAGTATAGCGTACTAAACATTCTTTGTCAAGTGGAATAAACAAAATTTTCAAAAAATTTTGTTTTTCTGTGTGCAGTCGGCTTTACAACCATTTTTCTGAACATCAGAAATCAGCTTGCTTACAGGGATTTTGAGAAAATTTGCTATATCGTATATCTTGTCGATTGACGGATAACTTTTGCATTGTTCCCAATCGCTCACGGTATTCTGCGCCACATGAACGCCCGTTGCAAGTTCGTGTTGTGTAATTCCATTATTCGTTCTTTCTTTTTTTAAGTTGGTGGCGAAACTATATTGTCCCATGCTATCCCTTTCTATATTCCTAAGTCACTTCTCTTCACTACCTGTCCCTCTCCGCCAAGAAGAGCATCTACAAACTGGGCGAACATTGCCAGAGTGTCCGGCGCATCATCATGTTTATTCTTTCCGAGCTGTGTATAACTGCAAAGGAATGACATCATCACACCGTAATCGCTCTTAGGCTCATATTCTGTAATATCCTTGAATATGACGTGTTCCTTAACCCATGAAGAATTGACGATGATCTTGGTCTCTTTGTTCTGAGTAGTGTATTTCTTCGTGATATGGCATCTGCCGCCTTTTGCTTTGACAAGTCTCTCAACTTCATTTGCGGTTCTGCTACCCTCTTTGTTGCTCTCGAACTGTGCCTGCTGTACATGATGCTTAACAAGCATATCTGAGTTGAGTTCGTCCAAGGTCCCAGGGTCGATGTTCTTGAATACCAGATCTTCCAGATAGTATCTGTCTCCGTACTGATAGAAAACTCCGAGGAAGTTATAGTCTGTACCGGTGTCCTTGGTATCGCAGATTGCCAATATAGAATCCGGTTCTCTGTCCGGCAGTCCTCCGATATATCTCTGTAATTCTGTTGGATGATACAGAATACCCTCTCTCTCAATCGGATCGCTCTTATACAGGCAGCGATATGAAACATCATCCATCGACATTTCCATATCGTGGAAGTATTTCTCATCGAATCCAACATCATAATCGTAATCAAAGTTGCTTTTTCCGGTCTGAGGATCAATGTCTGGAACAGCAATGAACTCTGCCCTCGGATTGCCCTCATACATTCTTTCAAGCCGGCCAATAACATCATGCACACTCCATCTGGTTGCAATGTGGATCTCTTTTGCTTTCTTCTTTTTACGAGATTTAAGGTCTGTGGTGTACTCTCCGTACAACTTATCCAGACGATCAATAGACAGAGCCTCTTCGATACCGGAAACCAAATCATCCACATACAGAAATCCCTCACAACGGGTAACACCGGTAAGGGAACCTCTGATTGGTCTGCAGGTCAGTGTCTTAAACGGTTGCCATCTTCCAAGGTTTATTGTCTCTTCTTTCGCGTTGTTTCCCTCAAATACAATGTCTGGGAACACATCGCTCCAACAATATTCATTACTGGTAATTATGTTGAGAACAGCATCATAGAACATTCTCGTCATAAATCCAGAATGTGAGGACATAAGGTTTGGTGTGTTTGGGTAATGCCCCATTACAAACGATATAAAAAACTCTCCCAGTGTGGTCTTGCCGGTGCCAGGAGGCATTGATATTGATAGAATATCCAACTCATCATCAATAAGCCTCTGCATCTTCTGTACAAGCCAATAAATCTTATTTCTTCGTGGCTGATAGTATCTGTCCTCTGGATCTCTGTTCTTTTCCACATAGAGCAGATAAGAGTCAAAATCCTTATGTTCCTGTGCCAAGAACAAAAGAGCCTTATTGTACAAATCGTAATATTTAATATCTCCTGTCGCACATAGTCTCAGTGCAAGGAATCTGACCTTATTCGCTAATTTCCGTGAAAGTTCTTTATCTTCCCGGATAACCTCATTTGCCATTCCAAGCAAGGACAGAAGATTGTCATAGTCACTCAGATCGCTTTTCAGAAGCCTTACGATAATCTCTTTATTCGATAGTTCGTGTTGAGCCATGAAAATTCATCCTTTCTCACGGCTCTACACGGCTCTGTAATATTTAAGGTTTTACCACATTTACTGACGCACGAATTATAATGCCACGGTGCGCCGGATTTCTGCCTGTTTCAAATTTGACAAAACCCTCTTCGGCAAGTTTTAACCCTATTCCGCTCGCTAATTTTTTATGAACATACTCTGTTGCACCATCACGTCCTGCATCGAATATATCCATCTCCATGCACTCGGCATATCTTTCTATCGGTCTTTCATCATACCTCACTCGAAACAGAGGTTCTTCTATCTGCGGCTGTGGTCTCATTCTCCGTTCCGGTCTCTTTCTCCAATGTGGTCTGTTTACCGCCCGTCTCTGTCTGCGCATCTTTTCCTCCCTCCGCATTTTTACGATCTCTCACGCTCTTACTGCAAACACTCAGAATAACCATATTGAGATGCTTATTCTGTTCTTTGAGCTGAGAGTTCTGTTCCAATAGCAGCTCATTCATCTGTGTAATTTCTTTCTTCACTTCATTGTTGGACTTTGCATCTTTCCAACCCACAACAATGTAAAGCACCAATATCGCAATCCAAATGATTGCTAAAATAACATCTACCATTCTTTTATTCCTCCGGCATATAATAAACTCCGCAGCTATACGCTGTAACATCCGCCTGTCCGTTGCCACTAACCATGATAATGCTATGATCCATTGCTAGGTCCTTTACGGCATCCTCGGATATGTTGCAATTCTTGGCTACTATCATATCAGGAGGAAAAGCATTCCCAAGTAACTGTTCAAATACTTCTTTCCCTCTCTGTTCTGTATCGTAAGCCGCAAGTGTGTAATCATCGGCGGTAATTCTTTTTCCGTTGAGTGCAATGCTTTTGATATTGCCGATATTAACTACGTTGCTACGGTCCTGATCTACAATATACATCTCTAATCCTCCAACCACTTATTATCAAAATAGCAGAACCCGAACACGGCTGCTCCGATCAGAATTACCCATGCAACCCAGAAAATTACCAGCCCGGCAGTTCCGTTTGAAACCATATAGTCCACCGCTTCATCTATCGTATCTGCCTGAATGAACGGTGTTCCGTCCTCTATGGTATTATCTTTGAGATTGGCATAGATAACTCCGCTGTATTCCGTGTTGATAACATAGTACAAATACCTCACATGGGACGATTGCTTAATTGTGTCATACAGGTAAGACCCCGGCATCTGGATTTTTCCATACGGAAACTCCACGCCAAGGAATGACACCGTTTGACTATGGCTTTCCCAACTATCGTAGTAATCCCACGAATAATATACCTCCGTAGTGTAATAAGTCTGCGTTTTCCCATTTACCGTCCGTGTATGTGCCACCTGTCTCGTGTGACGGTTATAGTGTTGTTCCTCAACCTTTATGTAGGCAGCTGGTACTCCACCTATTCCCGGATCTGTAACAGGATCTACTGCCACCAGATTTCCTTTCACAAACGCATTTCCTACATCAGTTCGCATACCGTACTGAAACAGTTCTGCATTTCCATCAATCTGCATGGCTTGATAGTATTCCTGATTCTGTTCGTCATTGTGTGAAGCTATCTTTTCACTAATGAAAAATCCACCCATAAGCATGATAAGGATAATGACGATGCTAAACATCAGTTCACGCACCGTCATATCCCAACCGTTGCCGGAGTAGATTATCTTACTCCATTTCCTCATAGGCTTATTCTCCAAACAGATTGCTTACCGGCTGTCTGTCCTCTTCGCTGTATTCCAGATAGTCATAATTGATAACCTCATATCCCATAACTCCCAAGATCTGCTTATGTGGGAATTTACGCACATATTTCTTATACGCCCTTACCTCGTTATTGTAGGCAGTGCGGTACTGCAGGATCATATTCTCTGTGGTTGAAAGTTCATTCATCAGTTCCTTGTAATTCTCGTTGGATTTTAATTCCGGGTATGCTTCGGCAACCGCAGCTATGGAAGTTGTCACATTCTCAATATCTGTGGTGCTGCCATTGTTTCCTCTTGCTTCTACGACATTAAGAAGAGTCTCTGCCTCATGCTTATCGTACTCCTTGACGCAATCTGCCAGATTGTAGATCAGATCCGTTCTGCGTTTCTCCTGTGCCTGAATATCAGAGTCAGCCGTAAAGACCTGTTCCTCCAACGAAACCGCTCTGTTGTTGGTACTTACAAAAATTCCTGCTATCAGTAATACAAATGCGGCTACAATGCCGACAATAATCCATGTTCCTTTATTTTTCATTGTTGTTGCCCTCCATCTTTATCATAAATTTGTTTTCTGCCAATACGATTCCTCCGGGAGTTTCCGTGAATATTGGCTCTGTTCCGTTGTAAATCTGAAATTCCACATCATTCCGGCAGACGGCATCTCCGCCGTCCATCGGAATAGCTGCCAGAACTTCTTTTGTATCGGTCTTATAGACCACCACCGTTGTCATATTGCACCTCACATGAAGTAATCATAACCGACACCATATTTTGCCATGATAAGACTCTTTGCCATTTCCTCTAGCTTCTGGTGTTCGGTCGCATCCAGATACACGCCCTCATAGGTTCCACCCTGGCATC